TTTCTTTTGATTTAACATCAAATTGATTTTCAACATAAAGAGTAACCTCTAAGTTCATAAAAGATCTTTTTTCTAATTTAATACCTTTAGTTCGTATGTCTAAATCAACAATACATTGTTGTTTAAAATTTTGATTTTTAAGATTGTAAATAAATTCTTTTATTTTTCTTCTTGTTTTTAAAATTGTGTGGTCATAGTCATCAGTTTCATTTTCTGGTTGTACCCACGAATTTAATTTCAAATAAACAGTTTTAAGGTTTTTAAAATCAACGGTACCATAACCGATTTTTACATTATTGTAAACCCCCAAAGGGATGTACTTACCTGTCTTCATTAATTTATCATTATTATATATTTTTTTATGGTGTTATACAAATAATAAGAAAAAAATGTCACAAAACCAAAAATTGTATATATATTTGTAATATACTTATTATATTATGATTATAATCGACATTACAAAAGAGAGGAGCATTGAAACCGCATTAAGAACTTATAAACAAAAAGTTCAAAAAACTAAGCAGATTCAAAAATTAAGGGAAAGACAACAATTTGTAAAACCTTCAGTTAATAGACGAAAAGAAGTTTTAAAAGCTGTGTATGTTCAACAAATGAAAAACGGTCTTAGTTAAGACCGTTTTTTAATTCTGTTAATCTGTAGTAATTGTATCTCGATGTTGTCATTTGAGTAACCTCATCTCGTACACTATTTAATTTGGTTGTTAGACTAGTATCATTTGATTCACTTAAAAGTGTTGATACTTGATTGTTAATAGATTCTTTTAATTCTGTTGTTTTAACTAATAGTTCTTCGTGGGTAATAGATAAGATATTTTTTAATTCCGTTTGTTGTGATTCTGATAATGTGTTAGAATATAATACATTAAAATTGTTTGTTAACACTGCTTGCAGTAATGTTTCGTTTGATATAATTTTTGAATCTTTAGATTCTTTGATTTCTTTTTTAGTTGTTAAATGTTCTACTAATTTCTTTTTTGCGTTAACCTTCTTTTCTATATTAGATAGATTGTCTTTTTCTATTAAGACATCCAAAGAGTTATAAATTTCATTTTCGTTTATTGACTCTACATTAATCATTTTATTTAATGATGTACAAAAAGTAGTTAAATCACTCATTTGTTGTTTTAAAATGGTAATAACTCCCTCAACGTATAACTTTGCGGTTTCCTTATCTTCAATATATTTGTTTTCAATTTCCTCATAGAACAAATACATTTCTTTAAATTCTTTATTTTCTTTGATTAAAGTTAATATATCTTTTATCTCAGCCTTATTTTCATTAGCATAAGACTCAGTTAATTTATTTAATATTTTTGTTTTTATAACCCCGAATTTTTTCATTTTTAATCATTTAAGATATCATTCAATTTATTTTCTATTTCATAAATATTCTGTTGTGCTCTTTCCATATCAAACAAAACATTAAAATCTTCTTTTTCTTCACCTAACATACCTAAAATCTTTGATTTTTTAGATACTGATTCACTTAGTGGGGCTTCTCCTTCACCTCCTGCAGGGGGAGATGCGGGTGCACCACCCATATCCATGCCTCCACCAGCGGGAGCTTCACCAGCAACACCTGAAGCTTCTAGTTTAGTTCTCTCTTCTTCAGAAATACCGTACTTAGAATCCACATCATCAAATACACCAGAACGTTTAATAACATTTTGTGTGTTTGTTAATTCAAATCCCATCGCTCTTTCAAGACGTTGTTGTTGTAAGTCTAACAATACCTCAGAGTCACTCATACCAAGAATATTTTTCTTAGCCCATGTATGGGACACCGGTAATATACCTACTTGTGATTGGTCAGATGTTGCATCTTTATAAAGAGTAATCTTTTCCTTCCATTGTTCAATACGTAATAAATCAGATTGTGCAGATGGGTTTGTTAATGATAACTCAAAATTACTTAATTCATCTTCCATACCTAAAAGGTATAAGTGAACTAAAGCAATTTTATTTAATTCTTGAATTAATGATTTTTGAATTCTATTAATGGTTCTAGCAAATCGAATATCCATTAATGCTAAACTCTTACCTTCACCCACAACTTCTTCAAAACCTAAGAACGCCTTTGGAATACGTAACGCCGCAAGTAATTTCTTTTGAATATATTCAATATCGGCAATCTCACCCAAGTTTTGTGCACCTGGTAATGTTTCAATTGGATTAGATTGTGATGGGTCACGTACAGGAATAAAATAATCTTGGTCAACTGCCATTTGATTATATCTCATATCCACATTACCATTCCTTGGGTCAGCAATTTGATCTCTTTTAAATTTGTTAGCAACACGTTGTACATACGATTCAATGTCCTTATCGTCCATATTACCAACGAATACTTTGAATACACGTCTTTCAGGTGCTCTCGATGTTCTGTAAATTAACATTGCATCTTCGGCAAGTAAAAGTTGTTTCCAAATTCTTCTAATCTTATCTAACATAGAAGTACCATATGGTAACTTTCTATCATCACCCAATAATCTAAAGTGAGCAATTTCCCAAGCTTGGAATTCCATATCTTTGTTCTTCCATTGGAATCTTAATTCTCTTGAGGGTAATTTAATATCTGTTTGTTGATTGGCTGATTTTGCACTTGCACCTTCTAATCTTTCTATTTCAATATTAGGTAACTGTTGACAACCAACGATTCCTTTTTCAGGGTCAATTTTTAAATAAACAAAATCATCTCCATACTTACAAAGACCTCTAGTCCACATTTGTAAGTTTGTGTTTATATCTAATTTATTTTTAAATAAATCTTCTAATATTGATTTAATTCTATCTGATTCAGAATATATAGTTAGTATCTCTCCCTTCTCAGACATTGTTGTAGATTCTTCAGCGTATATGTCTAACGCAGCTGATATTTCAGGAGTAAACTCCATTGATTCATAATCATAATATGCCGATAACCTATTAGGTTCATAATACACAGATTGATTATATAACGATTGGTCTAATTTAGTCCATTTGTCCGCAATAAACTGAGTTTGTTGTGCTTGGAGTAATGCCTTTTCGTATTCTTCTCTACTATCCGTTTTTAATATCTCATCTTTATTGAAATTAAATGCTGGTGCATCAGTCTGTTTAACTTGGTTTGGATAACCAAACATTCTTGTTAATTTCTGAAAGACGGTGTAATTCTGTTCTGCCATGTATATAAATACTTTTCTTTATAATATAAACTAAATTATTGGTATTTGGAACACTATTTAGACTTACCAAATAACCACATATGTTCTTGATATGCTTGTTTACCTACATTCATGTTGTTATTTTGATGATATAGATTATTATTATCCATACCCATAGAACCTATTTGGTCAAATGCAGTACCATAAGAATAAAATGATTTATTTGGTTCATATGACCTTTCTGACATTGTCCAAGATTCCAACATTGCTTTATTAGCGGATTCGTTTTTCTTTAATTGATTAAAACACATATCAGCAGCATATAAAGCCATAGACATACTCATAATTGAATCATCATGAGCTCCTTTCATATGGTCTGGTCTACCATTCATATAAACAAACGTATTCAATTCGTTTAATAACCTACTTGATCTAATACTAAACCCCTTTCTAAGTTGTTCTTCGAACGCGGCAACTATTTGGGTTCTTTTATTGTTGAAATTTATACCAGGGATTTTATCCATGGCCTTTTTATTCCATTCCCATATATTTTGAGTGTTTATACCGTCAATGTATAAATTTTTATATTGCATCTCTTGTAACTTTCTAGATGTTGCAACACCCATACCTCCAGTAATATCAATCACAATATATGCCTCATATAGTATTCCCCATTTGTAGGCGACCGATGCTAAATCATCTGGAGGTATTTTACCGATATACTCAGCCACTTGTTCTCTCTCATCAAAATCAATAATATTAATTGATGAGAAGTCTTCACTATCCCCTCTACTAACATCCACACCCATAATGTAACGATGTCCTTGGACAGGTTCTTTCCAATGCCAAAACGTACCTTGCATATACTTTTCCTTAGGGATACGAATCATATTCTTAGCAATATTCTCTTGAATATCTCCAGGAATAACCCCATCACCCGAACCTAAGAAGTCACATTCCAATTCCTGAGCAATCTTACGTCTATCGTATTTAAATTTCTTAGACATAGATTCAAACCAAGAAGAGAATGGTTTATACCCTTGTTCAAGATAGTCATTGTATTTCTCAGGGTCAAAATCACGCATAGTAACCTCATTATCATCATACTGTTCTCTATTTAACATATAATGACAGATGTCTTGACATTTAACCCAATGTAAATCTTTGGTATAACGAGGGTCTTTAAACCATCTTAAATCTGTTATATGGAAATCATTGATTCCACGCAATGCTTGGTCATAAACACCGTAATATATAGGGTCATAACCATTTGGTGTTGAGATTAGAATAATCTTACCACCCGTTGATAGAGACGCCATAGACGCCGCCCAAAAATCTTCACCCGCTTCAATATATGCGGCTTCGTCAAATACAAGTATAGTAGGAGTATAACCACGTAACGCATCCGCAGATGTTGCTACGGCTTTAACTTCACAACCGTTATTTAATCTAAATCTACTTTCTGAGTTTTTATCAGGAGAAAACCCAACATTAATCCACTCGGGCCATTGTTCAATAAAGTGTCTAACTTTATTAGCCATTTCCACTGCGGTATCTCGTTTGTTCGCAATAAGAAGAACTCTTTCAGGTTCACTTTCTTTAGCTGTTTGTAATTTCTTAGAAATCCAAGCTGCGGTAACTGTTGTAACCCCCGCCTGTCTATATTTTCTAGTTATGTTTTCATTATAATTTTCATAGTCCTGAATCAATTGAATTTGGTCAGGGAACAACTCTAATGGAACATATTTTTTTTGAGTATTGTCATAAGTTTGCAAATATGTTTTTAATGCATATGGTGCATCCTTAATAATCTTTGCATACTCTTTTAATTGTTCTATTTTGGAATTCATATATATAAATACAAAAAAAGGGAGTTAAACTCCCTTTGTATTAATCTTTCGATGTTGTGATTCCTAGTGAACCTAAGAAATCATCTAAATCATCTCCGCCGTCTTTATTATCGTTATCATCATAATCATCCATTTCTCTATTATATTCATCTTCCTCCCAATCTTCATTTCTTAAACTATCTTCAATTTCTTTAACCATTCTTTCAACAACTTGTTTTGCTCTTGGGTCTCCTTTAACAACCATATTCATTAATTTAGCAAAATCTTTGGTTGATAATTTAGATATTCTTGAAAATAGATAATTTTGAATGTGTTTATAATCATCTTCATATAATCTATCAGGATATGTTGCTAAAAGTTTTTCCCAAATATATGGACCAAATCTTAAATCCCATATTTCCATTGGTAAAGTATCTGTAACACCCATTACCATATCTGCTTGTCCTTTTTCGTCAGGTAAACCTTGTGTGGCAATGATTTCCATTGTACCCTTAATTAATTCATGAACTAAAACTGGAAAAAACACCCCACGTGCTCTAACTGTAGGTGGTTCTGTTTCAGGATCAACTTCCTCTTTACCGGCTTTAGTTGATTCACCACCACCCCCTAACATCATTTCGTCAGGGAAAATCCAATATAACATATCGTTAACCGACATTAAAATACCATATAATCTAACAATGTTTGGTTTAAGTGCTGTTAATCTTTCAGCTACCAATTCAAACATATAGTGTCCTTTTTTAGAAGAACCTTGAATCAATGCATTCATCACCTTTCTTTTTGCAACTTCGTCATTGAATATTTCAACCGCACTCATAAATTCTTCTACATCATTTCCTGCTTCTTCAGCATCAATACCAAACTCCTGCTCAATTTCCTCTTCGGTTGGATTTTCTGATTGATTTGCAAAACCTTCGTTACTAATATCTCCAATTCCCACCAATTTAGCGTCATATTGTACAACGCCCTCCGGAACAGCCAATTCTTTCTTAACTAACTCAATAGCTAAGTTTTCTAACATTTCTTTATTTTCAGATTCAAACGCTAACACTTCCCTCATCGCTCCCATCATAGATGATTGCAATTGTCCAAAAGTATTACCATCGGTTACATTACCTTGTTGGCCCGTATATTGTTTTACTTTATTAACAACATCAATAAAACGTTTTGACGCAATTACTTCCTCAAAATTAGAAGGAATTCCCTCTGGTTCATCTTGGGGTATTGACGGATTATCTTTATAAGGTGTTTCCTTATCCGCTAATTTTCTTTCCAATTCAGGATTCATCCTTTCTGGATTATTACCGTAGTCTACTGGCATCTCATTCAAATTTTCTTTGATTAAAGATAACAATTTTTTCTTGGAAATCATAATTATTTTTGGTCTTTAAATTTAAATCCTAAATTTTTGAATTTCATGAATTCAGGTATTTTAGTTTTGTTCTGATTAACATCACCTTCCTCACCTAATGCTTTAGGTTTTGGTGTATGTTTTGGTTCAAATGGATTCTCTCTTTTTGGTTTACCTGGTTTTGTTGTTGGTTTTTCTCTAACAGGTGTTTCGGGTGTGGGTTGAGAGGGTGATGGTTGATTTTCGTTAAGTTTAACTTTAATTAATTCCATAATTTCATTTTTTGATGTAAAACTATGAAAATTTTCTTCAGCTAGTGCACCTACCCATTCTTTTATATCCACACCTTCTTTTTTCTTTTCTTTCTTTTGACCTTTTAAAATCTTAAAGTCTTGGCCATCAATTTTACCATTGTGGTTTTTATCTAAATTCTTTTGTTTTCCTTTTAATTCTTCTTTAACTTCAGATTCAACTGGTTGAGCAATTGTTGACTTATCAACTGGATCTTTTGTAATTTTATATCCTTTAGGTGATGGAGGTAAAGAACCCCCATCCTCACCAACTTTATATGATGGCTTACCAGGTACAGTTGTTACTTGTTCACCTAATATTCTCTCGGCCAAACCATTTAACTGTTTATCGCTAAAATTAACTAATGTTTTTTCTGAGAAACCTTCTCCCATCAATTTTTCAACTAATTCTGACCTTTTCATATTTCTTTGAATTTTATTTCTTCTTTTATTAAAAGATATTCTCTCTGTTTTAATTTTTTTGTTACACTCTCTAAAGATTCACCAAATTTAAATGTTAATCTTTCGGTATCCGAATTCATATCAAACTTTTCCCAAGCCATTGCAACCACCCCGTCTACAGCATCAATAACTCCGAAATAATCGGAGTCTTGAACTAATTCTAATTGTAAGTCTGTATTTTTTAATAAACCCACCAAATCCACATATTCAACTTCAGGTGACTTTGGTAAAGATGATGCAGAAGAAGGAATTATAAACCACTCATCCATGTCAATTTCAGTACTTTTACTAAAGATAAATTCGTACTGTTTTTGTCCTTTATAATCAGAACCGATTTCATTAACATAGATAAGATGCATTTTATTTAAAGTATTTACTTAACTTTTCACTAATTGCTTGATTGATATCATTCTTAATTTCATCTAAATCAAGTTCTTGAACATCATCTTCATAAGATTGTCCTTCACTTGCTTCAATGTCAGCATATTTGTTTAAATCTAATTCATTTGTTTCTTCTTCGTGTTGTGGTATTGGAGAATCAATAAAACTATTCAATAAATCCATAGTTTCACCTAAGTCTTCATCACCAGTTACGGGTTCCTCTGCAGGTACCTCTTCGTCAGAAGATGGTTCTTCAAGTGATTCTTCATCACCCATTTCATCTTCTTCTCTTTCGAATTTTTTAGCGATGTCCTCAATATCCTCATCATCTAATTTATCTAAATCAACTGCAGAAATAACCATGTTTAAAATGTATTTGATATCATCACTTTCCATTTTATCCTGTAAATCTCTTAATTCTTGACCTAATTTACCTGCATATTTTTGAGCTTCCGCCATGTAATCAGAACGTTTTCCTTCTGAACCCATTTCTTCACCATCTGAAGGAGGTAATTCACCAACAGGTTCCTCTGATGGAACATCCATAGGCACATCTCCACCTTCTGGAGAAGCTGGTGGAACATCTCCACCCGCATCGGGGATTGCAGGTGCGTCTAACGATGGTTCGGCCAATGGCGATTCCTCCTGAGGTTTGTTTTGTTTTAAAACATATTTTGTTGCTTCTTGTAATTCTTCTTGACCTTTTAAAAGTTCAAGTCTTTTAAGAGCTTCACCATATGATGAAAATTTATTCTTATTTTTCATAAACATGCCACCGATGTAATCAAGAGAACTTTCGTTTAATCCCTTTTTTACATAGTAACCGTCTTTTTCTTTAACGATACCGTATAAACCACCTGTTTTAGATTCTTTCACTAATTCAGAAGATGGTTTTGATGATTTGTTATTATTGTTGTAGTAGGTTAACTCGAGAATTCTTTTTAATTTGTCATCTCCGTTAAGTTTTTCACTACCAAGTGGTTTTAAATCTGCCATTTTGTTAATTGTTAGATATACTTATTCTTATCCTATAAATACATAGATATAGGGAAAAAAATAAGGTTCTTTATTGTGTTATAGATAATTTCTTATCTACAAGCTGTGTTTTTAATTTTAATAACTTCTCAATATACCCATTTCTTCTAAGTAATTTGAATGTTAGGTTTTCATATGAATACTCTCCTCCCGATTCTAAACCACCCTGTCTGAACTCTTTTAACTTCTTTCTTAACTCTTCAATATCTTCTATTGGGCCTCCTTTTTTAACAATAGAATCTATTTTTTTCATATATTCCTCAGATTTTTGTAAAATCATTCTATCATCAATATTGTGTTTTGATTTGTTAGGTTCGATAATCCAATTATTATGTAAAATAGAATATACGCCAGAAGAAACGTGTTCCTCATCGATATCTTGGACATAGAGTTCAACATCAAATCCTTTAATTACAATATCATGTTTTTCATTCCAAACGTTTTTCTTCGCATCAAAAAACTCCTTTAATAAATCTAAATTATAATCTGTTTCCTTAAAATCAATCAAAATGTGTAAATCAACATCCGAATAACTGGACCAATTATAATTTGATAATGAACCAGTTAAAACAACATCGTGTATGAAAAATTCAACCCCCAGTGTATCAATAAACTCATCTGCTATTTTTAACAAGGTTTTTCTTATCTCCTCACGCATAACAAAAGACTTACCATCCTCCTCAAATATTTGATTAGATAATATGTCTTTTGGTTTAAAAGATTTTACAATCTTTTCATCTCCCACCTTGTCTTCAATCAGTTCTTCAAATAAACTCATTCTATTTTCTTAAACTTATAACTTCTAGCGATATTTTCGTTGAAGTATTTTCCTTGAGATTCTGCCATTCTAAATTTAGTAAACTTATTCCAAGGAACCTTATTATACTCATAAATAGCACCATTATTAAAAGTTACCGTTAAGTCCTCACTTTCAGTATTAAATGATGCGGATTTTAAATTAGATGAATTGATAATAACGTCAATCATCTTTCCATTAACTGTTTCTGAAATTATTCCCATAATATTATTGTTTTAGTACTATAATATACACAATAAATATCAAATAAAAAACCCCCTGATAAATCAAGGGGCAATAAATTAAAAATTCTTTTTTAATTGATTAATCAGTTTATCACTAAGATATTCCTTTCTTTTTGTACTCTTAACTTCAGGTTCATTAAATTTATTACGAATTGATTCACTATCGGTCCTTTTAAGGAGTTCAATATTGGCCTGCTCAATATTATTACGTTTCATTAGATTTTTATTCATTACATTTTCTTTATTATAAGTATAAAAAAACCCCGTGAAAACGGGGTTTAGTTTAGTTAAGAGAAATTTGTCTCTCTAATGACTTTTTCCTATCAATAGGTAAAGTCAATGTTAGAACACCGTTTTCAACCTTTCCAATGATATCTTTTTCTTTCACGTCATCTGGAATATCATAAGATTTAATAAAACTACCAATAAAATGATGTGTATTATCACCTTCTTGTTTTTCATAGGAAATTTTTAATACACCTTCTTTGGTTGATATTTTCAAATCTTCCTTGGTTAGTCCAGGTACGCTTATTGAAACAGAATAGTCCGTTTCGGTTTTACTGATGTTAGTTTCTGGTGTGGATAAAAATTTATTCACATCTAATCCAGAAAAAAATGGGTCTTTGAATAATGTTATCATAGTTTACATATTATTTACTTTTCATTTTACAAATTGTAAACCAAAATGTATAATTGTTATATTTTTAGACATAATGTCATTTTTAAAAATATTTTTAGACATCTTGTCATTTATTTGGTTTTTAGAATGAAATATGTTATGTTTGTAATAACAAAACTTATATCATATGGCTGTAGATTTTTTCGAGGAAGGACCCACCTCAACCCCTAAAAAGGGACGTAAGGGATCAACCACACCAATTTTAGATAACTTCTCTCGTGACCTTATTAAAATGGCTGAGGAAGGTAAAATTGACCCTATAGTAGGTAGGGATAAAGAAGTTAAAAGAATTGCACAAATCCTTTCCCGTAAAAAGAAAAATAATGCGGTTATTGTTGGTGATGCCGGTGTTGGTAAATCGGCACTTGTAGAAAAACTCGCATTAATGATTGTTAAGGGAGACTGTCCAACAAATCTTTTAGATAAAAGAATAATGTCTTTGGATTTAACTTCACTTGTTGCCGGTACAAAATACAGAGGACAATTTGAAGAAAGGATTAAAGCTATTTTAAATGAGTTACAAGAATCACCAAATGTAATTGTATTCATTGATGAATTACATACGATGGTTGGTGCGGGTAATGCGAGTGGTGCTATGGATGCCGCTAACATTTTAAAACCTGCATTGGCAAGAGGTGAAATACAATGTATCGGAGCAACTACATTTGATGAATTTAAAAAACACATTGAAAAAGATGCCGCTTTGGTTAGAAGATTTCAAAAAATAATTTTAAAAGAACCAACAGTATTGGAAACTATTGAAATCCTTAAAAACTTAAAGAATTCATATGAAAATTTTCATAGAGTGTTCTATGAAGAAAATGTGATTGAGACAATTGTAAAACTTTCAGGTAGATATATTGCGGATAGACAATATCCTGACAAGGCAATCGATGTTTTAGATGAATTGGGTTCAGAAAAAAGAGTTTCTAGTAGAGTACCCGAATCAATTGAAAAGTTTAAAAAACAAATTGATGAGGTTAAAGAAAAGAAAGTTCAAGTTGTTAGAAATCAAAATTATGAATTAGCAGCCAAACTAAGAGATGAGGAGAAAAAACTTTTTGATAAGCTTGAGAATGAAAAAGTAAAATGGGCAGAGAAACAAAAAGATAATAAAATACCTGTTTCGGTTGATGACGTTTATACTATTGTTTCTGAAATGACAGGAGTTCCAATTACTAAACTCGACTCTAAAGAAACCGCTAAACTATTGAAAATGGAATCTCTATTGTCAAATAAAGTAATTGGACAAGAAGAGGCCATTACATCAATATCAAAGGCCATAAGAAGAAATAGAGTAGGTATTAAAGATATAAATAAACCCATAGGTTCATTTATATTCTTAGGATCCACTGGTGTTGGTAAAACTCATTTAGCTAAATCTTTAGCGGATTTACTTTTTGGTGACCCCGAAAAAATTATTCGTGTTGATATGAGTGAATATATGGATAGACATAATGTTTCTAAATTAATTGGGTCCCCTCCAGGTTATGTTGGTTATGATGAAGGCGGACAACTAACTGAGAAAGTTAGAAATAATCCATTCTCAGTCATATTATTCGATGAAATTGAAAAAGCACATAAAGATATCTTTAACATACTACTCCAAATTTTAGATGAAGGTCATTTAACCGATTCATTTGGTAGAAAAGTTAATTTTACTAATTGTTTGGTAATCATGACTTCAAATTTAGGAGCAAAACGAGTATCTGAATTCGGCGGAGGTGTTGGATTTAACACATCATCTAGCGAAACACAAAAGTATGAAGTTAGAAAATCAATGATTCAAAAAGCATTAAAACAACAATTTAATCCTGAATTTTTGAATAGAATCGATGATGTTATATTATTTAATTCGTTAAATGAAGAAACACTTAATAAAATCATACAAATTGAAATTGGTAAATTAAACAATCGTTTAATTGAAAAAAATTATATGATTACATTTGATAAAACAATTACCAATAAAATCTATGAGTTAAATACCCAAGAAGAATATGGTGCAAGACCACTTAAAAGAATAATCCAAAATTTATGTGAAGATTTTTTAAGTGAAGAAATATTAAAAGGTAACATAAAAGAAAATGAACCAATAACTTTAAAATATAAAGACGAAAAATTGGTAATTGTGAAAAAATTGTTATAAATAGTTGACTTTTTACCAAAGTTATATATATTTATATTAATATAGGTTCTCTTTGTCGATAACCTTTTCGTTTTTTCATAAGTAAGTGGGGTTGAACCCACCCAAAGACCTTAAACCCCGACATCTCGTTGGGGTTTTTTATTGGATTTCGTTCTGTCAATTTTTTTTCGTATATTTACATTATATGAAAAAATACACATTTATCTTGGCACTTGGTGTTGCATTAACACTATCTGCATGTGGTTCAGGGTCAACCGCAACCGAAACAACTGACTCAACAGCGGCAACAGTAGATTCTGCTAACGTTGGTACTGCAATGAATGACAGTACAGCTAAAATTCCTACAGATTCAACTGTAAAAGAAGCAAAATAAGAAATTAGGGCTGTGAAATATCGGCCCTTATTTTTTAATCCTAAATCTCTCCAATGGATACAAAAATACAAAACGAAGGCGAATTAATTCTTTTAAGGGGAATACCTGGTTCAGGTAAATCAACAATAGCAAACGTTATATTATTACAACCAAATAACAATCCGCAAGAAGTTTTATCTGCGGATGATTTTTTTGTTAACGATGATGGTGATTATATTTTTGACGGTACCAAAATAAAAGAGGCTCACAACTATTGTCAATTTAGATGTTCAGAAAGAATGAGACAGGGAATTGCACGTATAGTTGTTGCAAATACATTTACCCAAGAATGGGAAATGAAAACTTATTTTGAAATGGCTGAAAGATACAATTACCGAGTACATTGTTTAGTTGTTGAAAACAGACATGGTAATGAAAATATTCACGGAGTTCCCGAAAATAAACTTCAACAAATGAAGGATAGGTTTGAAATAAAGTTATAGATGAGTCAATTTATTGAATCTTATTTTAAAACAACTTCACCAAAAAAAACAAAAATGAAATTTTCTTCACATTTATTTAAAAACCAATGGGCAGTATACCCATTACCTTTTGCTTATCTTTATTTTGAAACATGTGAACCAGAATCACATAAATCATTACTTCAAAACAAAATATGTGCGGTGTATATGTCGTTTAATTGGTTAAAGTGGACTTACAATATTGGATTTTATAAACCTATTAAATAATGTTGGAAATTTTACAGAAATACCATACTGATGGTTTGTTACATAAACAAACTCACCCAACTCTTGATTTAACTATTTGGAATTATAGTCCAAAAGTTCAATA